TAAGTCTAACATCAAGTGTTCTTGCAAGCTCGCCGACTCTAGCAAATGCTTTTTCGCAATACGCTCGAACATCAGGTTGCTGCCAATAGTAAGCCCAGTCAGACTGAGTGTAAACAGGAAGGACATCGCTGCCAAGTCGAACCATTCGTAATTCATGTGGTAAACTCCCTACGTATTCAATCAAGTTGTAGTACGATTGAATGTTATGCACCATGATATCCCACAAGCGTTCTTCGGCAACATCACGTGTTTGTCTATTTAACCATTGTACTGTAGTACTACGTGTATTCAATGGTCGCTGAATTTCTTCGAGTAGTTTCTTCTTCTGCGTTTGATCTGGATGCATATATTTACAAGCAAACCCTATACGTCTAGTTTGTTGTTTCATATAATCGCCAGCAGTAGTAAACTTCAAATCAATATTCATCAAGTAAGGCCCATGTTTCGTTATAACTGTTAACATTATAACAAAATCCAAGGTCCTTGTCAATGATTATTTTTTTCAACGGATAGTCATTTCCTCCGGGCATTTGCTTATCTCCAAAGAAATATAAGATATCTTTAGGATCAAACTGGTTAGCTATTTGACTTTTATCACTACCTTTTGGAAAAATATCAATACTGATTTCACCACCAACTACTGCTTGAAGATCAGGGAATAGTAGGTTAAAGTTGTGAGCAATATAAGCACGTTCGTCCTGCTCTTCATCCCATACAACGTATTCAGCACGTTGTTGTACATCGGCATTACGTCCTACTATGCTGTAGTTTACCATGCCCGGACGATGTTCAAAGTGTAAGCCTGTGCGAAGATGAAAATTACTAAACGTTAATTGTTCGGATAACCAGTGATGTGCATATTCAGGAAGCACCCAGTCATCAGTCTTGATGTTTATACCCTTTTCCCATACATCACATCCTGAACAGTTGTAAACTCTGCTTACTTTTTGCAGAATAGTTTTACCGAGTTGTTCTTCAGTCTTAGGATAATCACTACCTGTTATTAGATAAACATCATGGTTATCACAAAAATCTAAAAAAAACTTTTCAAACTCACTGTCGATTTTTTGACGGCTAGGGGTCAGAGTACCATCCACATCAAATATAAATTTATCAGCCATGTTAGTTATCGTATGTATACCAACCTGTACAGATGTACTTGTGTCCGCTATAAATTGGATTGCCTCTATGCGGATGGGTAATTCCAGCGGGCCACAATACTACTCTTCCTGCCTTAGGTTGTACTTTAATTCCTTGATAAAGATACTCAGTGTCACCACCGTGTTCGGGATCAACATCATTTAAGTAAAGCATGTATACTAGCATTCTCGACGATGAAGCAATACCGCCATTTTCAACATGCCACACATGATATCCTTGTCTAGGACCAGTGCGTTGCATACTCATTCCTTTTGGAGTATGCTGTTCTAGAGACTTAATAATATCGTATTTGTTTGCATATTGTTCATAACATGTTTGTAGTCCATTATAAAACTGTGCGGCAATATCAGGATGATAATAATGCAATCCCCAATGAGGAGACCAGTCATACATTACTCTGTCATCGCTATTCTGCTGAATATTTGATGGATTAATAGTTTCATGAGCATCGTGAAAGATCTCAAATTGTTGCACTAAACTATCGCAATATTCCTTAGTAAATACGTCATCGTATACTTCTATCATTGTATCCATTATTTCCAATTCTCCTTTACAAATTTGTCTTCTACTATTGCCGGGTTAGGATCACCGTGGAATACTGCTACACAACAATCAGCATGTGGTTGAATATCATTTTTTACAGTAGCAAATTGCCTAACACCGTTTTTTACTCTTAGTTCGCTTCGATCTCTAATTTCCCATTTATAGCTCTGTATCCACGAATCGGGCCAAAATTTAATTCTATCTCGACTTAGCCGCCATATCCAATCTTGATCTCCGTGTAGTGCTTGAGCACCTTGGGGATTAACATTAAACTTTTCCCAGATAAATCTTTGTGTGCCAGCATTCCATGCCATAACACTACTATTCAGACTTTTATAATTTGAATGAAATTTTCTATTAAAATCTCTAATACCGATAAAGTCATTTTTCCACACAGACGTAAGTTTGTCAATATTTCGATGAATAACAATATCCAAGTCCATATACAAAATTCTTCCTGTAAGCGGAAGCCGAGGATCGAACATATGTACTTTGTGCCACCATCCTCTTTTGTACCCTGCATTGGGCTGTACAATACTTCTAACACCGTGAATAGGCTTCGGATCATCAGTTAGGCATACTACTTCATGCGGAACTGTACAGTGCCGTTTTACCATGTTTCGAAATCGTTCAACATATTCAATGCCGTATTTGTTTCCAAATCTAACACATAAAATTGATACTGGTTCTTCATCTGTAGGAGACTGTTGTGATTTTAGAGCAATGTTTCCTTGTTTTTCTAATCGACGTTTTTCTTTTTGAAGTCTTCTTTCTTCTTTTTCGCTCATCTGCTGTGCCATGCTTCTACATCCTCAGGCGAATTAATTTCTATACCATTAAAGTATACACTCTGTGTGCCAATTCGCCAACCGCTTTTTAACCAACGCAACTGTTCTAGTTGCTCAATTGTTTCTTCTTGTGTAACTTTTAGAGTAGGATAAGTTTCGAGTGCGTGTCTCGTGTATCCATATACACCTAAGTGCCATTCGCCGTAGCCGGTAAGTCCTCTTCCAAACCATAGAGCTTGATTTGGATAGGCATGTATCATTTTAACTGAGTTAGGATCGTTTTGCATACAAGGAGGCATGTCAGTGTAAACTGTACTTACAGAATAATTATAGTTCAGACTTTCAGCACACTTTTCGATCATGTCAACTGTTACGTCTGGCATGTCACCTTGCACATTAATGAATCTATCATACTTGTCAAAGAAGTCGTGTTTAACTGCACCTGCACATCGTTCAGTGCCGTTTGCATAATCTACTTCTTCAATCCAGCAGTTACTGGCTCCAAACAGATTAAAGATACGCATGTCGTCTGTAAGCACATACGTATCAAGTCCTGTCTTGCGACAGCGTTCGTACACTCTGCGTATCATTGGAATATTATCCAAAGGTATTAAAGGCTTACCTGGTAAGCGTGTACTGCCGTATCTAGCGGGTATAAGAATAGCGGTGGATGTCATCAACAACTCTTTCAAAGTCTTCTATACGCAACATATTAGGTCCGTCGCTTGGTGCATTGTCTGGGTCAGCGTGTACTTCTAAAAAGAAGTTACTAATACCTAAAGCACTAGCTGAACGAGATAAGCCAGGAACATAATCCCTATTCCCGCCGCTACTACCTCCGTTGCCACCTGGTTTTTGTACTGAGTGCGTGGCGTCCAAAACAATAGGACAATCAAAATTATCAAGCATATAGTTAAGGCCGGTAAAATCGACAACCAAAGTATTATATCCAAAGCTAGTTCCCCTTTCAGTTATCCAAACTTCTTTAGCGTCTGCACACTTACTTAGTATTCCTGCAACGTCCCACGGTGCTAAGAACTGTCCTTTTTTGATATTTACAATTTTATCTGTAGCACAAGCGGCAGTAATTAAATCCGTTTGTCTGCACAAGAATGCAGGAATTTGCAATACATCGACAGCATCTTTGAAATGATGCTGTATCAAATTTATCTGCTGTACATCGTGTACATCTGTTAATATCTGAACACCTAGTGTTTCTTTTAATGCACGGAAGTCTTCCATAGTCGGGCGCATCCCAACACCGCGCTTACCGTTTGCACTTGTGCGATTTGCTTTATCGTAACTGGCTTTAAAATAATATTCAATGCCATACTTGTCGCACACACGTTTACACTCTTTAGCAATCTCTGCTGACTGTGCTAGTCCTTCATGTTGACATGGTCCTGCTATAATTCTCATTTTATCCTTCATAAATTGCTGAGTTTGCTCCGTGTTCTGCACACTCTACTCGTACACAATAACACCGATTGTCTGTTGCTTCGCGAATCAGTTTGTCTGCAAAGTTAAATGCGTGTTCTGCAAATTTCTCTGCACCTACACCATCAAAGATACGTAGCTCTGCTAATCCAAATTCTTCCATTTCCTGCAATTTGTACAAGAAAGGATCGTTACGATCGACTGCTACTTTGTGATCGAACATATCTTCCAACCAGGCCTTGAGTGGCTTTAGTCCGCCGAAGTCAACTGCCCAGTTCTTATTATCTAGATGATCGCAACCAAATGTAAATGTAAATGCTAGACTATAACCATGTAGCAAATGACAGTGTGAATGATCTGCGTTAGGTTGACGGAACACTGCTGATAAGCCAATGTTGTGTCCGTAGTGTTTAGTGCTTAAATGTCTTGCCATATATTTTCTCCTATTAAATATGTGGCGGCAGAATTAGAAGGGGTGACGCCAAGTCCTATACTTTATATATGATAGTATATAGTATAATTACTCAGTTGTCAAGTGTTATTTGATATTTTCTAACCGGACATTGTCACGTTGCCATTTAGCCGGCATTTCCCAGTCAGAAGTTTGAAATATTATAAAATCGTTATTTGGAAATGATTCGAATACTTTTCCTATCTGATGTATCCAGTATGACGGATCAACGGGTTTAGAGTTAGAATCATTGTAGTTGTTAGTGTCTTTATAAACATTGTTAATTCGAGCATTACTAGAATACAGATCAAACCCTACTAATATAACAGTACTACTTTGTAATGCTCCGAGCAAGACAGCATACGGTCCACTGCCCCAATGAAACGGTTCGTCTTGTTTTACTTTTACTATATAAGGAATTTCAGGTACTGAAAGAACATTTGAATATCCGATACTTTTATAGTAGGGTATATAATCTTCTCTAGTATAAATCTTTGTGTTCTTTGTGTTCGCGTGTCTAACTGCTTCTTCGAGCATTCGCCTATCTGCACATACAAGATGTTCAACAGCAATTTCTCTGCAAATAGCATTGCACCCGATGATGTCGTAATCTTTCGAGAACGTTTTTAGATCAAGTAGGTTACGACTTTCGCCATTGCCTACTACCATTACAGTCATTTTATTATACTATTTGTCCAAACGGAGACCAAAGACCAGGAGCACCAGTTCTAACACAAACCCAACCAATGTGTCCTTTTTGTGACGGCGCTTCATTCCAAATAATATCGCCCTGTTGATATTGTCCGCTATCGGGAGGTGCGCTTGCTACAGTATGTAATCTGCTACCAAATTTAATACTGCCGCGTACATCTAAGTCAGCTCTAGGATCTGCGTTATTGATACCAATCGAAACTTTGCCATGTACTTTTACTTCTGTTGGAGATTGTGTTGTATTGCCTAAATGTATGTTTCCATTTGCTTTGACTGAGATTCTCGGAGTGTCGTCAGTAACTATCAAAAAGTCTTTTGATGCAAACGTTCCAACCTTTCCTGCTTCAAAATTATGTGTACCTAACATAGTTTCGACACCATCTTCAGCTACACTTAATCCTGCATGAGGAGCATCAGTACCTAAACCAAGTCTGTCTGAACCTGCATCATAATACAGATAATTGTTAACTGACATTGAGCCATCAACAATTAATCCTCGAAGTTTACCTACCTCACGTAAGTTACTTCTAGTAATACCAGCTCCTAAACTTTCGCTGTCTAAGACTTTTACACCGTTAACTTGAAGTTCTTTGCCTTTTGCAATATCAATTGTTTCTGAGCTAAAAATTCTGTCCGGTGAACTTACCATTACAAATTGTTTGGTATAGTCCTGTCCGGCCCAGTAAAAGCCTTTGTTATAGATATCGCCTCTAAAGGCAATTGAAGCATTTGCAGTATCAGTTGCAATTGCTTCTGCTAGTTCATTAATTACACGGTTTAAGTTATCTCTGCTCATGCATATATTTATGCATTTAGGAAACTTTTAATAGTATAGTATCTGCGTTGATTCTTCCATTTAGCTTAATATCGACAGTTTTAATATCATCAATAAACTTACGCAGTGCAACCTTGCCAGCACTCTTAAATTGTTTAAGTTGCTCTTCCGGTTTACGCAGTGTCTTTTGAATACTAGCAGTTTCATCAAAGCCGATAATAGTAGTACCTTTAACACTAAGTCCTGTACCTTCGCGCTTCATTCCCTTAGGATCGACATTGGAAGCGATATACTTACCAATCTTACGTGTCTTAGTATTAAACACCCAAAGCTCGTTTGCTCCTACAATGTCTACAGGATTGACACTTGCTAGGCTGTACTTACTATCCGTCTTAGCATACTTGAGCTTCTCTACCAGTTTGTCTGAACTCTTAGGCTTAGCTTTGCGTGGCTTACGTGTTGCTTTTGCTTGATCAATAATAAAGTCTAGTTCTGCATTTACAGTTTCAATTGCTTTGCGATATTTGGCAATATCTGCTTTCTTAAGATGTGCATACCCGTCTTTGAGTTGCTCCCACATGTCTTGATCATGTTCGCTCATCTTAGCTAACTTTGCTTTTGTTGGCATGCGTTCTAGATCGTCATAGTCTGCAAGTACACCGTCGTAGAATGTTTTCATCTTGCGAGCGTGTGCTTGACTAGGTTGTAGTTTTTGAAAATGTTTCTTAAAGTCAAAGCCTTTAGGATCAAACTTACTAGGATCACGTGTCCATTCTTCTAACCATTCATCGATAGCTTCTGCCATTTCAAATGATTGATCTCGAATACGTTCTTGGATAGTAGGCACATACTTTTTAGCATTAGCCTTTTCTTCTTCTTTCTGTTCTTCTACAATGCCTTCGCCGGCAGCAATAGCACGTTCGATACGTTTCTTCAGAAACTCTGTAATAGGCTTCTTACTGCCCATTGTACCTGGAAGACTCTCCCAAAACTCATTCTCTTTTTCACTATAGTCAGGAGCACCGTCTAGCAATATGCGAGCAACAATGCCTGCTGTTACACTCATTTCACTTGCTTTAGCAGCCTTGGCTTGTTTAATCTGTTGTTTGCTATACTCGCCGCTGGCTTCCATCCACTTGAACACACCTTGGTACAAGTCTGCAGGTTTAAAGTTTTCATAATAAAAAGCACGACAAATTTCGCGATGACGATGGATTTGTTCACCAGTCCATTCTTCCCAACCTTCCCAGCCAGGTGATGCAATTTTGCCACCTCGTTTAATACGGGGCGCCGCACGTGGTGCTTTCTTTTTTACTTTGATGCCTGCTACTGTTGCCATGTGAGTTTCTCCTAACTATTTGTGTTAGTATATAGTCATTAATTTAAAAAGTCAACCTTCTTTGTATAACTTTCTGAGGAACCATTTATTTTCTTTAATGTATTCTTGAAATTCTAAGCATTCTTCGTTATGATATTGTCTTTCGTCTTTATTTTCGTAATACTTGTTTCTTACAAAAATTCGAAAAGGGGATTCGGTAGCCGGGTGTTCCCATACCATTGATAAGTCTTCAGTGTACATAGGCGTCTCCTCTATTACTTGTTCCACTATTATACTAAAAGTATTATTTTTTGTCAAGTAATTTTAAGTTCAGAACAAAATTTTCAACTAACAGTTTAACAATAATTGCACCATCTGTCAACGGATTCCTTTCCATTTGTAACACATGTGTTGCCATCATTATATAGGCTTGGTCCTCAGAGATATTTAAATCACCCCAATCAATAGGATCAAACTCCGCACCTTCTTTTGCTAAGATTACAAGGTTGCGGATTGCCTCGTCATCTGGTTCAAACATATTTGTCATACTAATACCTGTACTAAATTCATTGCTACTGCTGTTCCTGTGATAGAACTACCAATCATAATAGCCCTGTCACTCCAAGCCATACCTACATATACCCAACAGATGCTGGATAGCAAGTATAAAACTTGTCCGTAACTACCAAAGCCTGCGCTGATGATAAACACACCTGCAACAGCAAGGATAGTCGCTGTCCACTTTACATACCAGTCCGGTGTGCCTGTAGGCGTAGTAGGCGTAAGATCCTCTACTTCTGTTTGCAGTTCAGACAGTTCTTGTTTTAGTCGCTTGCGTTCTTTTGACAACTCCATCGCAAGGTTACGAGCCCTACTTTCAGATGAGGCTTCTTTGTATTCTTCTTGTGTCGTTGTATCGTCTAAATTTTCCAAATCAGTCCCAGAGATTTTCATAATATTTTCCAAAGAGTCTAAACCCATTGCTCATACGTTCTTGATGCTTCTGTCTACCTTCGTCGTCTATCCATTCAAACCGACCAAATAATTCTCTTTTATCTTTGCTTTCAATGTACGGTCCATAGTAATCATCTTTCCAATCATCACGACACTTTTGTTCAAATGCCCAGATCATTTCGTCCATTACCCAATCCCAACGTTCAAAGAACTTAGGATCAGTTTCGCCTAGTTTGGCATATTTGTTTTGCTGTGCTTTTGTAGCACGTAGTTCTTTTGGCACATCTGCCATGTCAACAAACGGAGCACCGTGTTTAGTTTCTTTCAACTGCTTGAGCATAGGCAAGATGATAGGAGCAAGAGTATGATCCATACTCCAAGTATCCCAACGGTCTATGCGTACTTTTACTTTCTGTGTACGTCTGTCAAACCACGCCCAGTTAAACACATTGTACACGCTTTGTATAGCGTCCTCGAGTCCTTCTAAGAACGCTTCTTTAAACGGCTGATGCTTGCCCGGACCTAAACCTTTAGTACCGTACTCCGGCCAATTAATAAGCCCGTACTTCTTTTCCATATAACGTGTATGGATACGACACACAAGTCTGTTTGGATAATTAGATATCTTGACTTTCATAGTTTACCACCATTACATATTCTTCTCTGCCGGGCAAGCTAAACGTGTTAGCATACGACATTGCTTCGTTGACGTCATCAAACAGCACAGGACGCAAGTCCCACATGTCGCACTTGCCGTTATCTTCTGTAACAAAGATCCAATCATCTTCTTCTACATCAATACAGACCATTACAGCCCATTTACCATCTGTCTGATCATCAATCATTCTAAAATGTCCGCAATCTTATGTGCTAGTTTACGGAACCACATTTCGTCATGTCCGCGAGTAGTTTCTGCCGCTGTACCAATACGGATACCACTTGTTTCTACAAAGCTACGTGGATCATTTGGGATACCGTTTTTGTTTACAGTGATGCCATTTTCTTCCAACAAGTCTGCGGCTTCACGCCCACTGTACTTGCTGTCGCTTAGATCCACAAGGATAATATGACTGTCAGTACCGCCTGTTTGCACCGTCATATTGCGCTGTCTAAGCACGTCACACATAGCTTTAGCGTTACGTACAACGTCTGCACTGTACTGCTTAAAATCGCTTGTATTCGCTTCTATGAACGCTTGTGCTTTAGCGGCAACAATGTTCATCAACGGACCACCTTGTGTACCTGGGAAAATAGCACTGTTAAAGTAACGGCTCAATCCTGCATCGTTCCATAGGATAATACCGCCACGTGGTCCACGCAGGGTCTTGTGTGTGGTACTTGTAACTACGTCAGCATGTGGCACAGGTGACGGGTACACACCGCCTGCAATAAGTCCTGAATAGTGTGCCATGTCTACAACAAGATACGCACCTACTTTATCTGCAATCTTTCTAAATCGTGCCCAGTCAATCTCACGTGGATATGCACTTGCACCTGCAACAATAACACTCGGTTGCACTTCAATTGCCTGTTCTTCAATAGCATCGTAGTCAAGCCAGCCTGCTTCGTCTACACCATACGCATAACAGTCGTATACCTTGCCTGAGATATTAGGTTTGCTACCATGACTCAAGTGTCCGCCACTTGCTAGATCCATGCCCAACAATCTATCACCTGGTTGCATCAATGCTTGGTATACTGCGGTATTAGCATTAGCACCACAGTGTGGTTGTACGTTAGCGTAGTTAGCACCATACAGTTCGCAGAGTGTGTCAATAGCAAGTGTTTCAATCTCGTCCATATGCTCGCAACCGTTGTAGTAACGCTTGCCTGGATAACCTTCAGCATACTTGTTAGTAAACACTGAACCTGCAAGTTGCATTACTGCTTCACTTGCAAAGTTCTCACTTGCAATAAGCTCTACAGTTTGATGCTGTCTGTTGGTTTCTTTTGCAAGAATATTGTTAATTCTTTGATCCATTATTCTTCCTTTTCATATGACCATTCTGTAATAGGTTCAAAACTTTCCGCAGGCTCCATCATATCAAACTTACGTGGATAGTGCTTGAGTAGGCTACTTGCTTGCTTGCGAACTTCACTCGGTACCCGTGGATACTTCTTAGGATCTCGCAAGTCCATTAGGAATCGTTCTACATTTAGTACTGCATTTGTTCTTTCAATTGGCAATGTCATTATACTAGATCCGTTATAAGTTTATAATTATCCCACGCTTTCTGTTGTGCAGGATTCATTTCCTCTTTGGGTACAAAACACTCTAGCCAGTAGTAAGGCATACGACGAGGATGAGCACCGTACTGTCGCGGCTGATGTAGTTTGCCGTCATCGTATAGTTGTATTGCAACATTGCGATAGATAGCACTTGCTTCTTCATCAGTGCTGTTAGGTTCTGCATCTGCCCATTCAGGATTGCTTAGTCCACCATAACGATAGCCATTCCAAATGCCATCCCAATGTTTATCATTGTGCGGATCAAAATCTGTTCGAGCAACAATTACCAACACATCGTCGTAATCTACTCGTGCTTCTACAATATCTCGCATACAGCGACTTAAACTTAATCCAACTTTCATAAGTCATCAATTCCTAATTTAGTAATTTTGTCAATAAACACTTTGAGTGTGCGATTGTCATCTTGTAGCATGTAACGCACACGTTCATCATCTTTTAAATATTTGGTATATGCTCGTCCAGTATTGTCAATTACTTCAAAACGATTAACGCCACGCATTGCTTGATAGTCTTCACCGTCGCCGATGGCATTGTGTATAGCCATGTAGCCACAGTCCATACCTTTCATGTACATGCCCGGATCAAATCCAAACACGTTGTACAGTGCATATCGATAGGATCCGCCATCTTGTAAGTCTGCCTTGTGTATACGTTTTACAACTGCAAAGAAAGCATCTTCACGTTCTTGTTCACTAAGTCCATTCCACCACGCATCGTTTTCTTCCTCATACTGCTTACGAGACTTTTCCATCTCTTGACCTAAGTCACTTAGTGCGTGTAATGCTTTTTCGCGTTCGTCGCTCATTAGTCTTTACCTACATTTACCCAACGTTCAAACTTTGAACGAAATGCATGTGCATCGTTCATGTTCTCAAAGTAGAAACTGTGACTATACACATCTGTGTATGTGTCCATGCTCCACTCCCATCGGTTTAGATTACCTCTACACCAATTTTTACATTGTACATCCAAATCACTGTGTACGTCAACCTGATATCCAGGTTTCCATGCATTTTTATATTCAAAGATTTCTTGCGGAGTCATTTTACTTTTTTCTAAGACAGACATGGCGTATCCGAGTTTTTAATGGTTTCGAGTAATTTCTTTTTACTCTTGATTTTTTCTTCAAGTTCACGATATTGTTTGCCTAGTTGTTTAAGCTCATCGACTTCTTCTTCGAGCTCTGGATTTAATGTATAAATTCCAAGTTTTTCTTCTACTTGACTCATAAACTCTTTGAGGCTCCTATCGCCGATTTTTAGATCGCCTTCGTCATGTATTGTTAAGTTTCCTTCTGTAACTGCAATGCCAGGCTTAGTATAAGGTCCAAAGTCTATAGAGTAGTCTGAAAAAACGGTGTCGTCAACTGATATTGTAAATGTGTCACTATTATTGTAAATGCTATCATCTATCTCAACAGTTGACGATACCGTTGATATATCGAATTCAACGATATCGTCTTCCATATGTTAACCCTCTTTCCGAGAGTTTTTTTCTTCCTGGATCTCTGCTCTGCGTGTTTTACACAACTTAGCAACTTCACCAAGTGCTTTACGAGCACGAGTTCCGGCGGCGCCATTGCCGCTTTCATGTTTTTCGTTTTCTGCTAAAAAAGCTTCAAACTGTTCTTTGATTTGATTTACCGTTGACATAATGTCTCCTTCATTAAAACGTCTGGTATGGCTGGTAGGAATCGAACCTACAAACATTCATCGACTATATCGTTAAAATGTCTTCCCACCCTGCACAATTTCAAGTCTGCCGGGGGAGCTTTACCTATTTGCTCACAGCCACATACATAGTATATTATCCTAAACTGCATTTGTCAACCTTAATATAGGTTAAATAGTAGCATATTATGAAAACTGATTTTACCAAAATACCATTTGACAATATTACAGAGTTTGGACAGCGTACCATGCTCAATACCAACTTATTTAACGTTAGTTGGATACTAGGAAGATTTTGTAACTATAACTGTAGTTACTGCTGGCCATATGCTAGATCTGATAAACCGGATCATCAGGACTTTGAAGTATATACAAACACTATTGATGAAATAAAACGTCAAGCACGAGCGAACGGATTTACAGATTTCCATTTTAGTTTTTCGGGCGGCGAGCCAACTGCATACAAGTACTTTGGACAACTCATAGAGTATTACTGTAGTGATATAGAAGGATCTTATCAAAGTTTGCATTTGACTACAAACTTGTCGCCCGGATCTAAATGGTGGTCAAAATTTATAAATAAAACTGAAAGTCTTCAAAGGCGTAGTATAACAGCAAGTTTTCATGACGAATTTGCTAAAGAACAAGAATTTGGAGATAAGTGTTTACAACTCATGAAGGGAGGTGTATATGTTACAATCAATCAAGTTATGGTTCCGGAACGCTTCGAAGAGCTTTACAGCCGCTTGGAACGATTTGCCTCCAGAGGTATTAATGTCACTCTCAAGCCCCAGTCCGATCCAACCGCCTCTTATGTGGTACACGGGTATACCGAAGATCAAATCCACAGAATGCAAACAGGATTCCCTCAAAGAATCCCAGACGAATATAAAAAACTAATACCGCTATATCAAGTTGAGATGCGCTCAGACACTGATGTCTATAATTTGGATCAGGCCGAACGCCTAAATGCGTTTGGATTTAACAAGTTCGAAGGATGGACTTGTAATGCAGGATATCAAAGTTGTATTATAAGAGGCGATGAAGTTAAGCGAGGATATAGTTGTAGTGACGAGCCCTTAGGCACGCTGTATGACGGTTTTACGCTGTTTAAGACACCATCTAAGTGCGTAACTGCTACATGTGTAAGTAGTGCAGACTCAAAAATACCCAAGAGGAAAATATGAATAAATTTGGAATACTAGGATACGGTTATGTGGGCAAAGCAACACATAAGGGTATTCTCAAAGATGCAAAAGCAATTGTATATGACACACTGTTTGATATGGATAAGTCTGCGATCTATAATGCCGATACAGTGTTTATATGTATACCTACTAATACAGATAACGATATTGTTATTATTATTGACGAAATCAAAGAACTACAATCTAATAACCCCAATGTAGATATTGTTATCCGTAGCACATTACCTTTAGGTGCTTGCGAAAAAATTCAATCAGAAGTAGGACCTGTCATTTATATTCCGGAGTTCCTACGTGAACGACATTGGGATACCGATTGTTTAAAACGTCCGTTAGTTGTAGGATGTGATATAGTAGACTTCCTACCTGATTGGTTATTAAAAGAAGAAATACATGAGTGCAGTACAACCGAAGCAGAGCTTGTTAAGATGTTTTCTAATAATTTTGCTGTAGTACGTATTGCATTTGCAAATGTATTTTATGAGTTGTCAGAAAAAGTTGGTGCAGACTATAACACCGTAAAAGACATGTTCTTTAAAATTCAACAGGACCAAACATATATGGATGTTCCTGGTCATGACGGTACTAAAGGTTTCGGCGGCAAATGTTTGCCTAAAGATTTAGACTTCCTTATTGATACATTAGATAAAGAAAATATTAATCAAAATTGGTTTAAGCATATTAGAGAGTTAAACAAAGAATGGACAAAGTCTTAGTAACAGGAGCCTCTGGCTTACTCGGTAGAGAACTATGCAAACAACTTCGAGCAGAAGGCTACTATGTTGCGGCAGTTGACAATAACTTTAGGTACAAATATATTCCCGATTGTGACGAATACAATACAGATGATATTACCAACTACACTTCTACAGTTGCAAACGATTACAAGTATGTGTTTCATATGGGCAATATAAACGGTACAAAATATTTTTATGATATACCCAATCAACTAATTGAGAGTAATATTAATGCTGATTTTGCAGTGTTTAACTTTGTAAAACAAAATCCTAACTGCAAACTAATATATGCCAGTAGTAGTGAAGTAGTAGCAGGATCAACAGAGTTTCCTACTGCGGAACAAACAGATATTTGTATTAAGGATATCCATAATCCTCGGTGGAGTTATCGGTTAGGAAAAATAGTTGGCGAAAATTATTTGATGAATAGTTCTTTAAATTTTTTAATTTTGAGATTCTTTAACATATTTGGAACTGCAAGCGGCCCAGGACATTTTGTAAGAGATGTATTAGATAAAATAGACAATGGAGACTTTACACTAATAGGTGCAGACGAAACACGTAGTTTTATTAGAGTAGAGGATAGCGTAGATGCTATTCTTAATATTTTTAATATAGCATCTAATGATATTGTTAACATCGGAAGCAATGAAGAAATTACTGTGTTAGAGGCGGCAAATATACTTGCCGCTCATAAAAATAAAACAATAGAATGGCAGTTTGCGCCTAGCAATGTAGGCAGTGTAAAACGCCGTCGGCCAGACATTACAAAACTACTAGAATTATACCCTTCATTTAAACCAGCCAAGTTTAAAGACGCAATAGGTGATTTATGAAAATTGATATAAAAGATATTAAATTTTGGATGGATGCTATCCGCAACAGTGAAGACAGATCAAGAACATTAGAAAGTTTCTGGGGAGGTCAGTTAGAATCTAAAACTTGGCTAATAGAAAATTTAGAAAAAAGATCACGTATTGCAAACGCACATATTACAATTTATGGCGGATGGAATGGTGTACTAGCAAGTATGATATTCAATAGCGGCCTCGGTGTTAATTCTATTACAAGCATCGACATCGATCCGATATGCGAACCGATTGCATCTATGATGAATAAACGTCAAGAGATGGAGGGCCGATTTGTTGCAGTAACAGGCGATATGGCAAATTATACCGCAATGTCAGATATTGTCATCAACACAAGTTGCGAACACATAACCCAAGATCAGTATAATCAATGGATGCACAATCAGCCAGATGATGCGCTATTTGTACTTCAAAGTAATAATTACTACGAGTGCGATGAACATATTAACTGCTCATCTTCGATTGATGAGTTTGTAAAAAAATCAAATCTTCATCCGTTATGGAAGGGTGAAAAAGAAACACAAAAGTACACACGGTACATGATAATTGGAAAGAAACATGACAGTAGTAACTCTAACAGACAGTGCAAAAGATCAAATTAACCAACTATGCGGCGACAACAATGAATGGGGAGTTAGTTTGAACATCAAAGGCGGCGGATGTGCAGGGTTCGAATACGAATGGGGATTTGCAAAGGAAGACTCGATTGAAAAGAACGATGAAGTAATTGATACCGGCAACGGAAAATTTGTTGTTAGCTCGTATAGTATTATGTTTTTGTTAGGGTCAGTTATTGATTATAAAAAAGATATTATGGGTTCAATGTTTGATATACAGAACCCGAATGCAGTTAGCTCTTGCGGGTGCGGAGTTAGTGTGAACTTTGACACTTAAGGATTAAAAATGAAAAATACCATATGCCCACTAGCTTGGCACAATCTAGCACAAACACAACACGGGTCTGTTTCTATCTGTAGTAATAATATTGTTAATATGTCAGGAGAACAAAGCGACAATATTTCAACTGACTTTCAAATGATACGACACGAAATGATGAACGATATTCGTCCAGCATATTGCCAAAAATGTTTTATCGAAGAAGACAAAGGTTTTAATAGCAAACGACAAGATGCACTTAAAAATAATAATGATTTTAATCCCAAAGATGAAAATCCTGGAAAACTAACGTCTATTGAAATATATAGCGATTGGGCATCTGATATTGAAGATACCACAGATATTACTACTATAACTTTTTTAGAAAATAATAGTTTAGAACTTCAAAGTCATTCTGATTTTTTAATAGGGTTTGTTGCATCAGGACAATCAAGAAACATGTCATTGGTTTATAACCTCTCTAGTACCATTGGATTACATAATAAATTTAATAATATCTGGAACATGTTCAAACATGTTACATTAAACATTGCAATCGACGGCATTGACGAAAAACATAACTGGTTTAATCCTAATATTCATTTCCATAAAATTGAAAACCATTTGAATTTTCTTAGAGGAACAGTAGGACACCATGTTAGTATTAATGTAACTGCTAGAGTTAATATGTTAACTGCTCCATATCTCGATAGATTAGCATTATGGAAGAAAAATAGTGCCAATAGTTTAAATAAGGATGGCGGTCTAATTAACCTTTACATGGACACCAATCCGAACTTAGATATTCGTAGGTTGCCTATGCACTTAAAAGGTTATACAAAACTAAAAATTGAAAGACTAATAGACGCTCATCGAATTGATACAGTCTTTAATTCAGCAGTAACTGGTAGAAAGGTATGGACTGGTCTCATTGACTATATGTACTCCGAAGACTTGTCTCAACATTTACCTGATACATTAAATTATATAAAAGAACAAGACAACAAAAACAACACAAATTGGAAAGAAGTATTTCCAGAATTATCCGATATAGAGGACGATTTATGAGTTTAGAAGAATTTAAAAACAAAACATGGCAAACTCCGGTTGCTAAGGATATAAGCCAAGAGCAATTACAACGCCTAATTGACATTTTAGATATCGATGATTTCCAGACTGTGATTATTGTTAACACTGCTAGTGAATGCGGGTTTACACGACAGTATGCAGATTTACAAAAATTTTATAATGACAACAAGGACAACGGATTATTAGTTGTTGCTCAACCTTCTAATAATTTTGGTCAGCAAGAACCTGGAGAAGATAACGAAATTAAAGAATTTTGTAATACTAACTTTGGAGTAACTTTTCCTATCTTGCCCAAGGCAGATGTAGTTAACGAAAACTCAACCGAATTGTATAATCTACTAGCAGAGATTACTGGTCAACGTCCAATGTGGAACTTCCACAAATACATTATTTCAAAAAAACTTAATAAACTAATAAGCACAAATCACTTCAATGAGATTGACGAGCGATTTATTAATGACGTGAAAGCAACGTTATGAACCATGCCCTGTTCTTTTCGTTAACCGGTAAACGCTGGGAAAGAGCATTGTGGCCGCACAGGGTTGCTACCTTCTTAAGAATGCACGACTGGGACGCCGAGGTAATTGATTATACAGCTTTTTGGAAATTAGAAGAGTTACAAGAATTAGTTAGATCGCGTGTATCGAAAAATACAGTTATGTTTTGTTTTGGAACTGCATTTTTAAATCCTTGGAGTCCGTACCTAAATACATTTATAAAGTGGCTTAAAGATGAGTATCCAAAAATACCTGTAGTTGTAGGCGGGCAAAATGCATTAACCACTCCTGCTGAACATGTAGACTACTGGGTTGACAGTTACGGAGAAAATGCAATACTTGCATTATGCCGCCATCTTATCGGAACTCTATCGGAACCTCTTCGTACTGATCCTGCATTTTTTGGTAGCAAACAAGTCATTAGAGGATTGTCTCACTATCCTTCTACTCCGCTAGAATCGTATATTGTTGACTATGAACCTCGAGATTTTATAACACCTTACGATTGTCCTCAAATCGAAACTGCTCGAGGTTGTATGTTTAATTGTTCGTATTGTAATTTTCCGTTGTTAGGACAAACTAAAGATGTTAGTATTAGCAAGGAACAATTTAAAAAACAGATACAAACAGGATTTGAAAAATGGGGTGTTGTTAATTGGAGAGTAATGGATGAGACATTCAATGACAGGCCCGAAAAGATACAAAAATATGCACAGGCAGTTGACGAATTAGGATACAACATATGGATGTGCGGATTTGCAAGGGGTGACCTTGTAATCAATCACGAAAAGTATTGGGACGACTACATACGATTAGGATTCTTAGGACACTCTATGGGCATCGAAACTTTTAACAGAGATGCTGGCAAATTTGTCCGCAAAGGAGTTGATACAAAAAAGCTCCAAGAAGGATTGTTAAAATTCCAAATGTACACAGATATTCATGCACCTAATCGTTATAGAGCTAACATACAAATGATTTGCGGCATACCTGGCGAAACTGAAGAGTCGTGGTATAATTCTATGGATTGGCTTAACACTCATTGGACAAGACAAAGTGCTAGTGCGCATATATTAGAAATCGGCGACTACGATGAAAGCCTTACAAATCAAAGCAGATTTACAAAGCAATTAAAAGACAACGGTCTTAAAAAATTAAAAGCTCAACGCAATGACGGATACGTTGTAACAAAAAGTAAAGATGACGATGTTACATTCCAATCAACTACTCCTCGAGGCGGTGGCGTAGGAAGTACTCGAAACGATATTGTTATTTGGGAACATGATACAATGGACTGGTACAAGGCAAAAGAGTTAGTTTCTGAGTTTTACAGTGATAAAGGATTCAAGGGACTTGCCGGATGTAATCCTTTCTTATCTGATAGATTATTCCAGTACCATGAAACTAGCAAGTACGAAGAAATATATGATAAAAAGATTTCCGAAACACCGACCTCTGATCCTAAATTTAAAAGGCTAGTACAAAGTTATATCGATAACAAATTAAATTGGAATTGTAATGTTTAAATTTAATCAGTTGCGAGACATGCACCTAGAAATAACAAATGCTTGTCAGGCAAGTTGCCCAATGTGTCCTAGAAATATTAATAGTGGAATTGAAAACCCTTTGATAACTGTCAAAGAATGGACATTGGCTGATTTTAAAAAAATCATGTGTAAGGACACATTGTCTCAGCTAGACGGTTTTTACTTTTGCGGAAACTACGGTGATCCGATCATCGCTAAAGATTTGATTCCGATGATAGAATATGCAGTTTCAATTAACCCGCAGTTATTCATTCGGGTACATACTAATGGCGGAGCAAGGACAACTGATTGGTGGTCTCGGTTAGCATCTGCATTACCTCAGAGGCACGAAGTAATCTTTGCATTAGACGGAGTTGGTAGCACTCACAGTTTATACAGAGTAGGAACAAAATACGATACTGTGATTAACAATGCAACAGCATTTATACAAGCAGGAGGTGTTGCCCAATGGTGTTTTATTAAGTTTAAACATAACGAACATCAGGAACAGCAAGCAAAGCAAATCGCAGAAGAATTAAAATTTGCAAAATTTGTGGTTAAAAATTCCAGCAGGTTTATTTTAGAACCTAGAGTTCCTGTGCTTGATAGAACTGGTACACACTTGTACGACATAGAGCCTAGTACCGATACTGAGTTAAAATTTGTAGATGAAAAAACTATTAACAGTTATAAAGAAATTCTTCAATTGTCTACAATTGATTGTCAAGTAAAAAACAATAAAGAAGTATTCATTGATGCATACGGTACACTGTTTCCCTGTTGCTGGCTTGCTAGTATAAGTTTTGATTATGTTGAAGACAACGAAGCATTTGAAGTTCGGTACGAAATGAAAAAAGAACAACAGAATCTTATTGACGAGTTAGGCGGGCTAAACAAATTAAATGCTAAAAATAATAGTATTGAGGATATTATAGATTCTAAAGAATACCAAACCATATGGAAGCCTCATTGGGATAACAAAGAACTAATTACTTGTGCAAGGCAATGCGGAAACGCTGACTTTGCAAAATCTAAAGATCAATGGATAGAAGTAAAACAACTGTGAATAGTAAAACATTTTGCCCATTACCGTGGATACACTTAGCAACCAGACCTAATGGCGATGTTAGAGTATGTTGTACTGCTAATGCCAGCGGTGCAGGTAAGACTGATAACAAAACAGCTGGCCTTGTTAAAAAAGATGGTATTGCAATGAACATGCGAGATCATACAATCGAGGAAGTATGGAACAGTGAGCATATGCGTACAACTAGAATACAAATGCTCAATAACGAAGTTCCGGAAAGTTGCCGAAAGTGTTTTGTTGAAGAGTCTAAGGGAATTGTCAGTAAACGACAGTGGGAAACTGAAGTGTGGAAAGATAGAATTGATCTAAAAGAGATAGTAGATCAAACCGATCAAGATGGTAACTTACCTGTACATATTCCTTACTTCGATTTAAGACTAGGTAATATATGTAATTTAAAATGCGTAATGTGTAGCCCACACGATTCTAGCAGTTGGATCAAAGACTGGAAACTACAATATCCCAAATATAAATTAAATGACTTAAAACAAGATCAAGGTTGGGATCCAGCGTTTGATTATACTTGGTACAAAAAAGGGTCTTTTATAGATTCTATGAAAGAACAAGCACAGCATATTAAAGAACTTTATTTTGCTGGCGGCGAACCTTTAATGATACCAGAACATTATGCTATACTACAGTTTATGGTAGATAACGACTATGCTAAAAACTGTTGTATTAGATACAACAGCAACGGCTTAAAAATAAACCCAGAGCTGTTTGAACTATGGAATCATTTTAAAGAGATTACATTTAATTTTAGTATTGATGCATACGGCGAAAAAAATGATTATATCCGCTATCCTAGTAAATGGGAAGACATTGAAAGTAATTTAGTACAACTAGATCAGTCAGGCGCCAATATTAAAATCAATATCGCGGCGGCAGTTCAATTACTTAACGTATCCTGTATTAACGAGTTAGCCGAGTGGAAACTTTTGCAAAATTTTAATAAGGTAAATGCTAAAACACAAGGCGGAATCATCAGTACCCATTTAGTTTACTTTCCTAGTTATCTAAATGTAAAAGTTCTTCCTTTAGAAATCAAACTTAAAGTTAAAAGTAAAATTGAAAAATTCATCAACATCCAGTTAGATAATGCCGATTGGGTATCTCATCCTATGGGCAAGCAACGGTGGGTTGGACTAATTGACTATATGATGTCTGAAGACTGGTCAAACAAGATTCCTGCAACTGTAGAATACTTGGATGCATGCGATAACCAAAGAGGAACCGATTGGAGAAATACTTTTCCAGAGTTGAGAGGATTAGATGAATATACATAAAATAGAGTCTAACATAGATAGCGACATTTTACGTATTGAGTTATTTTTAAGTAATCAATGTAATTATTCTTGCTGGTATTGCTTCCCCGGATTTAATGAAGGTACACACTTGTGGCCCAAGCTAGATAAAGTTATTCCTAATTTATCACACCTGCTGGACTACTATATAAAACACAAAAATAAAAAACGATTCATCTTACATATTATTGGCGGCGAGCCTACACTATGGAAAGACCTTGGAAAGTTTGTACAGTATTTCAAAGAAAATTATAATGTTATAATTAGTATGAGCTCTAATGGTAGCAGAACACTAAGATGGTGGGAAAAGTACGGAGAATTTTTTGATCATGTTATTCTAAGCACACATCACGAACGTGCAGACGTTCCGCATATTAGTAACGTTGCTGACATTCTATATAAGAAAAAAGTATGGGTAAACGCTACAGTGTTAATGGATCAGTTTGCATGGGACAAATGTTTAGGTAACATTAAACAATTACGAAAAAGTAAGTTTCGATGGCCGATTACTGCAATAGCAGTCGATCACCAAAAAATTAATTATACCCAAGAACAAAAAAAGTTTTTTAAATTTAGTCTTAAAAGAATTCCATGGCCGCTGTATTATATACAGTGCAAGCGACTACCTCATAAGATATCTACCATTTATTTTAATAATGGCAAGAAAAAGAAAGTGCCTCACAATTGGATGAAGCTAAACGGCTATAACTTTTTTAAAGGTTGGGATTGTAATATTGGTATTGATACAATGTTTATCGACAAGAACGGAGAGCTAAGAGGAGCATGCGGTAGCAAGTTGTTTAACTTAGATTTTCATTACAACATTTTTGACGATGACTTTGTAGAAAAATTCAATCCAGATCTACAACCGCAAACATGTCCATTTGATTGTTGTAAGTGTATGCCCGAAATAAACTGTAGTAAAGAACTTAAGGACGTTTCTTTGAAAGAGGAATGTCCGCCGCACAAGTACACCAATCCCTCGTACATACCACTGGTGAAGCAGGAATAACAAACGTACCGTTGTAGATATTACCTAGGCTACCTCCAACACGACAGGTAGCACGATGTACTTCACCATCCCAGTTAATCATTAGGCTTTCGATGCCTGCATTACAACTCCACCCTTTGAATTTATTTTTGTGCAGTTTAATAATATCATTAGCATGAAGCGGCTCGTTGTCATATATAGTATTTGGTTTTACTGTAGCATCTTGTTGCATGATCCAATCTAAATCAACACCGTCGTACTTCATATCATCAAACACATTATGGTCGCCTTCTGTCCAACGTATACGTCTAATAGCATATCGAACATTGTGACTATCAAACAACGTTACTGCACTTCGAACCTTATCCATGTGTTCGTGATGTGCCATTACATTTATGTGAAACGGTATGTTTCGATGATTTTCATTGTGTTGAGTAAACAGTAAAATATTTTCTGCAATCTTACGTGACTGCACTTGATCTTCGAAATGTAGACTAAACACATAGTGATCTACATCCTGCTCTGCATACCATTCCGGTTTACGTGTTCCATTTGTTGTAACACTTAACCAATCACATCTTTGTTTAATGTGTTCAAACAACTCTTCGATATTGGGATGTACACACGGCTCTCCACCTGTCAGGCTAATACGAACTGGACGATCTAATTCTACTAGAGTGTCAACTGCATCGATTAGATGTTTAATATTAGTATGAGGACTAAAATTATCATGAATGTACGCAGGACAGTATGAGCAATCTAAGTTACAACGTTTTCCTAGGTTCCATTCTACTTTGACGCAATCTAAGTGTTGCGGGTATATGCTAGATACATCGTACATGCTTTACCTTATTAAATTCTTTTAGTGTATGCACTACTTCTTTCTGTGTGCAATTTGAAAAATTTGATTTATCAAAGTTAAATTTTGCAACAGGAATCATTCCTGCACTCAATTTATTTTTTGGAATGTGTTTTGCAACAGGATGTAATGCACACCATACATGAAAAACAAACCTTCGTAGCCAATAGTACGGCTTGGGTGTACTCGGTCCGAACTTAATCATAAAGTCTGCATTGTAATGCCTCTGAGGTTTAATATTATTATTACCTACTATAGAGTCATTGTCTTTGAATACATCTAGTAACGGCTTTCCTACTTCACAATAATTTAAGTATAGTTCACCAAAGTTCCAACAAAACGTAAACTTATCGTAATCTTTATCTTGTATTGCAAATCGTTTGCTATTCTCAAAGGTACACACAATAGTTGCATTTGTGTGTTTATATAAACTTTTTGCGTTCCGAACAAAACTTTCGTATTCGTGTATTAGTATGTTAAATTCTTCTACAGCATCTTGTACATATTTAGGTGCCGAATGAAACCAATCAGTACTGGCATCTCTGTCTCCCCTTAGTTCCTCAAAATGCTTGTGAAGTTTGTTCATTGTTTTTTGAGTAGCAGTGTTAGACATTCTTAAATTAATCAGTTGTTGATGATAATCGTTAACTATATCAATCTTTTCATTTAATTTTGAAACATAGTATGTATTGTCTTTAATGCTATTGGGCCAATTTGTAAAACGAGTTGATTCTTTAATACGATATCTGTTTGCTAAACGTGCCCAGTGCTGTGCTATGTCAGAGCTATATACTTCAAATACTATATCTCGTTCGCTACTACCGTTAGTCAACGTAATTACAACATCAGTCAACATATTTTGCAAATATCCTATCAAACGTTGTTTTGTCTTTGGCCTTCGGCGCACATATCCCGCACAGGCATGTTCTTTTCGCACAAGTAATAGTAGGCAGTGTGTTGGTTTCCAAACGAGTTTTTGTATAGTCAAGTAGTTCTTGGTAATTATCTAAATGTCCTATAGGTTCAACTTTACCATTGAAGCCCATTTGACAGTCTTTGTTTGTAAATATTTCTTTAGTGTTCTGCTTTATGAATACATAAAAATAATTAACTCCGCAACTCCAACCCTTAAACTTGTTATCAACGTATTTTACTGTAGACGAATAATCTTCATCTTGGTGCAAGGGAATGCCGCCGCAACACTGTCTTCCCTTGTTGCTCATGTTAACCATTTTTATAGTGCTTTCGCCTATTAGCTTTACAGTGTCCATAATGTTAGTGTTGCTAGTCTCACAAGAACAATCACCGCAAGCAGGTTTTTTATTATTGTTGTTATACATTTCTTTAAGCCATTTAGCTTGTTCTGTTGTATAATAGAATTCAAAAGACGTCCATGGGTGATCAATCTGTCTAGGAAGATATGGAATATCGTTATCCTCACACCAATCAATCATTTGCATACAGTTATCCCAATGCTTGGTATGCAATAAAATACTAACTTGAAACATCTTTCCTCTATTTTTAAGATCCAAAATGTTTCGTCTCATTAGATCCTGTTGCTCTTGTGTACTTTCAGTATGATAGCTAACAGTCCAGTAATCGATCTTATCTACAATTTTATCCCAAATACGCTGTTTGACTACAGCGTTAGTTACTGTGTTAAGTCCAAGGGTCCACTGATCTTTATAAGGTTTGTGCTTCTCTTCAAAGTAGTCTAGTATCTCTACAATATGCGGATGAAACAAACTTTCACCACCGAATATGTTAATACTTGCATGACGTTGTTCTTTGTTGCGTCTCATGATATACAAGTTAATGTATTCAACTAAGAAATCAATAGTAGTTTTACATTCGTCTAAGCTAGGGTGCGGCACAGTGTTATCATGTGACCCGCAGTAACTACAATCGAGATTACATTTTAAAGTGCTTTCCCACGTGACATAAAATACTGGCCGACGGTTTGGATCTGTAATTACAGGTTCGATGCTATAAGACATATTTTTTAAATTCCGGAGTTACCTGTTCAAAAGGTTTTTGCTTTCGTGACTTGTCTAATCTTCTATTAAATTCGATAGTGTCTTTCCACATGTGGCTTTTATCGTTTGCTTGGATATAGTTTATAACACCATCAATTTGTGTATTGGTAATATCAACAAGTATAGGATTTTCTTTAACAAACTTAAACTCTGGCATTCTATACTTTACTTGTTGCAATCTTTCTATTGCAATTGATTTTAATTCACTAGGCAAAGTTTGAATACTCAAAACTTGTGGATAGTTTACCATGTTAGTATAAAACACAATACCTAATTCGTCAAGAAAATATTCTACCATTTTATCCAGGATAAGAACATTGCTAACCTGTACTGCGACAGCACCAACTACTCTGCTTATGTTAGGAAATTGTTGTATGACTTTGATATTGTCTACGAGTTTATTCCAGTCGCCATTGCCTCGAATGTATTCATAGCTATCGCCTATACCGTCTATGCTTACATTTACTGCTACACTTTTAAACTTGGGCCAATAGTCATGTATAGTGCGTCCGCCTTTAATGCCTAGCGTAGTGCCGTTTGTGGCATACTTTAGTTCTATGTTGTCACCGTACTCTGCAAGTTTGTCTAGAATCTTGTAATGATATGGATCCATTAGAGGCTCGCCACCTGCAAATTCTACACGTCTAAAGTGCGGCAATAGTTTTTCAAAACTCGCCCACCAGTTGTCGCTGTTGTCGAACGGACCAATATATTGTCCTGGAGTATCTACAGTTTGTTCAATTAACGGAATTAGGTAATTGTCTTCTTTTTTGTAAAAATCAGTAACTTGATCCCAATCCTTCCAGCTTGTACTGTCTAGTGGATTGCACATACGACACTTGAGATTACACAAGTTGTTTAGTTTAATCTCCATAGTAGGAAGCTCGAAAGGCATGCTGTAGTCTTCTTCTAAAGCGTCTAGTGCATCAGGGTACAAGTTGACCCTAGCTTCGGGTATTACCCCTGCTGTATGACGCTGTCGTAAGCTCTCTACCCCCTGATCTTCAAGGTTAAAGCATGGCGCACATTCTGCAGGTCTCTCTCCGTTGAGTACTTGCTTACGGATACGTTTCATTGTATCGTTATTCCAAATTTCTTCTAGAGTTTGCTTTTGAATATATCCTACAGGATGACTTCGACAGCATGCTTTTACTGCACCATCTTCTCTAGTTGCTAAACCAGTAAAAGGGTGCATACAAAATGTACAAGATTTGTTGTTCATATTGTACTTATGTAATTAACTGCGCACATAAATATTTTTATGTTAACATCAACAGCACATTCTGTTACTAGAGATATAGTAGAGCAAGCAATTCTTGAACTACCCAATATCAATTTTAAACACACATTAAACAGTCCCAGCGGAGATTTCTTCTATGACGGTTGGGATATCAAACCCGAATATAAAGACACTGTTTGGGATACATTACTAAACAGTTTACCTTTTGAAAAGGGTGAAGCTAGAATAATTAAATTAAGCCCGGGTACTTGTTATCAAAGTCACAGTGACATTGACGATAGATACCACCTGACAATATCTAGTGATAGGAGTTATCTAGTAGATATCCTTGAAAATAAATTGTATCCTACAGATAGCGATGCAAACTGGCATTGTTTAGATGCTGGGAAGTTACACAGTGCAGTTAATTTTGGTGTTAGTGATAGATATCAATTAGTAGTAAGACACTTGTTAACTCGAAATGTTTTAAAAGATCCAGTGGACATTACATTGTCTACAAGCCTTACCGACCCTAACAGAGCTAGGCATATTTTTGATAATGCTATTAGTCCTTGGCTGAATTATGCAAATAAAACAAAACATATTAACAATTTTAAAATGCATTTGCCTACAGTGTCGTTGACTATTGAAAGGCAAGAGATGGGATCCTTAGAACAAATATTACCAGACGAATTTTTTATATCTACAAATGACTAATTTTTTATACAAACTTTTTGACGACAAGTTACGTCCTACAAATTTGTTATATACTCCGACTCTAAATGATGACGGCAGTGTTTTGTGCATGCAATTTATTAACAATCCTGAATATCAAATGCACAACTATAGGAATATTCCAGAAGAGCTATTAAGTTTTTTTTATCATAGAGAACTAGATAACTTGAAAAGATTCCAAGGTGAAAATTGGGCACCTATTCTATATGATGAAGACCCTACACAACGAAAAATTTATATCGAATTTAATTGCGAAACACTCAATCAAGTACTGTTTGGAAAAGATAGAAATATAAACGAAGAAGTGTTTGGGTGGAAGGAACAAATATACGTTATTCTAAATGATATGTATAGTAAAGGGTATCTGAAGACAGCCTTGTATCCTCATTGTTTTTTTGTAGGTGCGGACGGTTTATTAAAAACAATAGATTTTTATAGTTGCTTTCACAAGTCCGAATCAAGTGTTCCAATTGATTTGTATAAGAGCATGATAGGAGAAATGAGTGTAACACGATTTGAAGAATGCACCATTGACAATCAGCTTGACTTACAATTGTTTTGGAAGTATACTCTAACTAAACAATTAGACAACTCATGGCCTGACAATCCTTTTCCGGAGTTCTACGAAAGGTTAGAAAATGGAACACGCTAAATTCTGTGGTATTATAGATCATAACTGGGAAAACTTAGTTTCTCATTTAAGCACAACTGATGGATCTGAAGTTACACCAGATCCTGACAGATGGAACGAACGAAATCCCGAGTATAAAAAAATATACAATCTATGGGAGAAATCTAAATTTAATATGCAAAGTATTAAATGGATCAACTACTATCCCGACGTACAATTTCCTAACACTATCAACACTTTGATTAGTTCCTTTACAGGAAAGCAATGTCATCGTAGTTGGGTCAGTCGAGTTGATCCGGGATATTGTGCGGCCTGGCATTGGGACGTTGATGACAACGAAAGCAAATATCTAGAAAAAGGTAAGATACATCGTTATAGTATTTTTATTAGCAAACCATCGCCTGGACAATCGTTTAATGTTGAGGATCAATATTTGGTAAATCAAGAGCAAGGTTCTGTATGGGAGTGGAATAATCACAATGCCTGGCATGCAGGTATGAACGCAAGCCTATCACCTAAATATATGCTACACTTTTTAGGCTATTAATCGTGCATTGTAATTTGCATAGTATATCGAGTATCGTATCCAATATTAACAACTCCGTGCAGTGTCATCGGATCACTCCACTCGTATAAATCGCCTGCTTTATAGTTTGTTAAAATTTTATCATCGTAATGAAATATATGTCCTGGTTGCCAGTCTTCTAAGAACATAGTATATCTTACAGGGTTCTCTACTTCAACAAGGTGAGGATCGATATGCATAGTTTGCATTTGTCCTGGTAGTAGTTTTACGAACCACCAAAACTGATGTTTACGTATTTCAGGTAACAATGGCAATTCAAATAAAAATCCATCCATGTCCGGACTCTTATTTTGAAACTGTTGAAAATCATGTTTATTATTACTATACCCTGATCTAGCACGTTCTTTGAATTCCTCTAACAACGGATGCCCACTCCACCGATCAGGCTGCCAAACCGGAACAGTGTCTCCTGATTTGTCTTTTAAATGCGACATTAATTTTTCAGTGATCCAATCACTATAGTTGTCAATGTATTTCATGGCAAGTCAAACGTGCTAAAGTTTAGTATCAATCTCGGAGTCCATCCTATGTTACATGAACCGTGGATTGCATCGGATTCGTTATATTCAAACAAATCACCCTTTTTATAATCAGTCGACAGTTCGTTTTCATTTATAAAAACATGTCCCGGTTCGTAGTCTTGAAGAGGCATCCAATATCTTTTACTATTAGATTCGTGAACTGCATGTGGATCTTTGTGCATAGGCATAAACTGTCCCGGAAGCATTTTTATAAACCACCAAATAAAATTACCGTTTACTTCTATAGGTGATTCTATATCATATGGAAACGTATGCGGTTCGTATATGTACCAGTAAGTTTTAGATAAGTCGTATCCTGCTTGAGATGCTTGATTGAACTCTTCGCTATCTGGATTACTACCTCCCGACGGTCTCGGTGTTCCATCATTGACTAGCATCCACTCTATCCAATCGTCATTAATCCAACTTGCATAATTTCCAATGTACTTCATTAATAGAAATCCAACTGATCGATACCTAATGTTTTTCTAAACTCGGAAGTAAATTTACAATCAATACGTAGTCCGTATTCCTGCTCCTTAGATCCTTCGCCTCCGTGCCAGTCTTCATCATTCCAAAAAGCCGCATTGGAATTTATGTAATGTTTATTCTGGGATTCTGGATCCCATACATAGAAGCCTCGCTTTGTGCGATAGCGTATATGTATAAATTCATTATTGTGATTGCTATATCCTTGATCATCACCATTCTTTCCATCTAAATCTCTATGTTCAAAAGCGTGTCCATTATGGTCACAGTGGAAGAAGATAACACGCCCAATACGATCAATAATATTATCTTCTACAAGTTTTTCTACCCAACGAACAACGCCCGGAAAATATTGTTGTTCTTCTGTTGGCTTACGTTCTGCATTGCGTTCGTCCCATGAACCTTCCTCCCAAAGGAAGTAATAGTTATAAGGATCGTTTGCACCGAGTACACTCTTTAAATAACGTGTAAACAAGTTACGCTGTTTATAGTCTTTGAAGTCTGTAGGAAAAATTTCATTTCCTTGTACTTTAATCGGATCGTCATCGGGCAGTGCCTGGTATTCTGCAAATGCTTTGTAAATAGGCTTCCAATTTAAAATGTAACTCATATCTTCAAACTTAAAACCAGGAGACATCCAAGTTCCTTCTTTTGCGTAATCTCGTGCTAGTGCAAACCCTTTACAAATTTCAGGGTGTAAGTTTCTAAATCCTTCTACGTCTAAGTAAGGGTCCAGGTTAATATACGGCTTGCCGCCAATACCTTTAATTGCCATAGTTATCAATCCATTCCTGCGGTATAGTATCGTGTAAGGGCAATCCTTTGTTGATTGCTCCGTCTCTTAAAATTACTTGATGTACCAAAGGCGAAGGCGGCTGTCCTGGAAGTATATCTGCAATTGCTTCTGTTTGCACTTCTTTTAAATCTAAAGTCTTTGCGTCCGGCCATTGGATAATTTTTACAAGTAAGTCGTTAATCAATAAGCTATAATGAGCTCGATTACTAAGTGTGTATTCTTCCACTACATGCCAATTATTTTCTTTGCAAATTTTCATAGTCTGTTTAACTAAGTCGCTAAGAAATATCTTTTCTCCTCCGGGGTGTCTCCCGATGTCAGCGCCGCATCGTACACGAAACTGTTGACACACGTTATTGCCAAACTCTTGTATTTCGTGTAAGCAGTATTCTAATTGTGTCATGTCTTCTAAAGTGTAACTTACATTCTTGATAGGAATCTCGAGTCTTTTTAAATTACTAATTCCGTTCATTTGCTTGTTGCGTACTACTATGCCTTGATAGTCCGGATGATTCAACCCGAATGTCCATGCAACGTTTTTTAAACCTTTAAATTTTTTTGCGTACTCAAAGTTTGCAAGGTGAACGCCGTTTGTTAGTATCATAATACTTCTTTGCTTACCTGGCATATTTTGAATTGCAGTAATTACCTCATTTAAATCACTTCGCATAGTTGGCTCTGCACCTACTAATGCTACAGGCTTGCCATCATCGGGCCACTTACTAATTAGATTTAAAATTTCATCAATAGTAGGATCTGTGCTAGATAAATTTGGTTGCTGATAGCAATGAGGACAATTGAGATTGCATCTGTTTGTAACTTCGATAAAATAACTACCTAATGCATGTTTAGGATATTTGTAATTTAAATAAAAGTCAGCATCAGATTCTACACAATGTGTAGCTTCTCCGTGTACCGGACATTGCTTGTCGATCCATATTTGATCGTCTTGTTCGTAGACACTTGCGTCTACGTGCCTATAACAATGCTCGCAAACTGATAATGTCTTGTGTATTAGATTCATGTTTTGTGTATTCCAGTGGTATAGTATCGTATAGTTGCTGTCTATTGTTAATAAACCTATCTCGTAAAATTACTTGATGTAACAACGGACTCATTGGTTTGTGGGGTACTAGACTAGCCCATGACTCGCTTTGTGTTTCTTCCAAATTAATAGTTTGAACATCGCACCATTTAATCAACCTTACAGTAATTCCGTCAATATCGACAGCGTAGTGTGTTCGATTGCTAAGGTCTTCTCGTTCAGTGATCTTCCAATTCTTTCGTTCACACAATGCATAGGTTTCTTTTACTAAATCGCTCAAATACATTTCTTGATGTTCGTCTTCAGGAGTTCTTCCAATGTCAACACCTAATTGTATTCTAGTATTATCGCAAATCCCTCGATTTTTAAATTCGTGCATTTCTTCTAGTGCATATTCTAACTGTTCAATCTCACCCAGTGTATATGTAAAGTTTTTAATTTTTAATCCTAACTTTACACAGTTTTCAATACCTTTATTTTGTTGCTCTCTAATAGTTCTACTGTTATAGTCTGGATGGTTAAGTCCGAACGTCCATTTTAAATTCTCAATACCTTGAAACATTTTTGCATATTCATACTTGGATAAATTAACACCATTAGTAACAATCATTATGTCACGGGTTTTTGTAGGTAATGCATTTATAGTTTCTACTAGTTCAAACAAGTCTTTTCTAGTAGTTGGTTCTGCTCCGACTAAACTAACAGGAAGCCCGTCGTCGCCCCAACCGATAACTTGATTGATTAAACTGTCAATGCTAGGATCTTTACTTTGATTGTCTGGCATTTGATAACAGTGAGGGCAAGCAAGATTACATCTATTAGTAATATCTAACCAATAGCTACTAGGCTTTCTTTTGTTATAGTTTTGTAATTGATAAAAATCTCCATCGCCGTCAAGGATTGCTTCTTGTACACCATGTATTTGGCATACTTTTTTAAGTATTGCTTTTCCGTCTTTTATTATAACTTCGGCAGGTACGTGTCTGTAACAGTCCTTGCACATGCCTACGGTATGTTGAATTAACATTTAGAATCCATGAATTTGTATTTGCAAAATATTTAGCCATAAATACTGGCATGCAAAAAGATTATGAATATTACTTCAACAGAATGCCGGGGAGAGATCCTTGGCGTAATAATCTTATCTATACTAGTTTAATCTCTAACGATAAAAAAACATTTTGCAAATGGTTTTACAACGATCCTAAATATCATAAAAATCAAAACGAAGTTGTAGATCCTGCATTAATGACAGATAAGTTTGAACGTGAAGTTCGAATGTTAACAAAGGTATACGATAACTTTCCACAGCATGTTCCTGAGATACTAGATATTGATTACTCATCACAAAAGATTTTTTTAAAAGTCGACGGTGATGATTTTTGGCAAAGAAGTTTAACTGACAGTTGCTCATACGATGATATATTAGTAGACTGGCAGGAACAAATGATAGATATCATACAAGCACACAAAAGTCTTGGATTGTACAAATACAGTATGCACCCTAGCAGTTATTTTATTGTCAACGGAAAATTAAAAAGCATAAATTATTTTTTCTGTTATCATAAGGATGAAGGCCCGATCCGCATATGTGATCATTCTAGTCACATATATCATACTAGACAAGACGAAATGAAAAAATATATTACTGATTTGGGTATAGGTTGGGATAGTCCTGAGCCATTAAACGTACTAGAAAAATTATGCTGGAACAGTTTTAGAAGTCATTATCCGGAGGAGTTTATTAATCGTGTCATTTAAAATTATTCCGTTTTCTAAGGAACTTGATTTAACTAATTTTTATCACGAAGCAAAACAAAGAGGATACGAAAATAATGCCAGCGAACATATGTTAGTAGGCTGTTTTCAAAATGAAAGAAAAAGTCAAACATGGATTCTCTACTATAATAACGAACCTGTAGGAAGTGTGGCAGCTCATACTTTTGACGAAATGGGGGAAGACTGTTATCGTGTTGCCGCTAGGACATGTGTGTTTACAGATAAACTTCCAGAAGGTAAGACGTTACGAACACGCAACCAGATAGTAACACACCAACATGCTACTTCACAATTCCTTATTCCTGCATGTATTGATTGGGCTGGTAGAGATAACAATCTGTTTATTACATCTAATAATCTAGAAGGCGGATCACAGCGTATTGTGCATAATGTATACTTTCCTGCAATGGCAAAAACAGGACAAGCAGAACGTGTATGCGATATGGAATATAGAGGAACCGTTCAAACTGTTTGGAAGTTAAACGCAGAACGTTTCTATGAAGAGCTCAATAAGTATCCTCGTTGGGGGCAACAATGAGTGTCCAATTATTCAACACATCCCATCAGTCTAAAATCGTATATTGCATAACTGATTACACGCAGATCTATCACAGTGGCTATGCAAAAGAAACTGCTAAGAATCTAAGCGACTATATGATTTCAAAAATAACTAGACACGGTCGAGATATACTAATCGGCGACAACGTACAAGAGCTAGTTAATACTGCATGTGAGTATAATTACAGTCACGCTGTTGTTCTTGCCATCGGCACGAGTCCAAGACTAAGTGATAGACTGTATTCAGCGATTGATGAAAAATGTAAAGAGAATTTTTTATTAGCAGGACACATCTTAGATCGAGGTGATAGCTATTACGAAATACACAGACAATTTTTTATTTTAAATTTACAGCAATATAAAGATATCGGATGTCCCTTTTTTGGCGAAGAAGAATTTGAAGAACACACTAAGATAGAACCTATCCGAAGTAAAGAAGTAGTAAACAACGATAGTGAAATCCCAGTGTATGTTAATAAAGGCACTGTGTTGAAGAAGTACACGGAAAAACGATTTGGATGGAATCTATTTACAGTTGCCGTGGATCAGGACAAGACTCTTACTGATGTAGGAGACAAAATACGAAATAATAAAAAATACTTTTATTACGAACACGAACATGTATTTCTTAGAGAGGTGACTGAACTATATCGTTATAGTCACTTCTGTAATAACTTTTTTGCTCCGTGGAATAGTGATAAACTAAGAAACGATGTAGAATTACAAAACAATCTAGAACATTACATCACTGTAGGCACAGGATTGAACTGGGTGTACAATATTAATAAAGTAGGCTTTAACGAAACTACTAGAGTTACATTTACTGACAACAGTTTCAGTACTTTAAGATTTATGCAGACTATGGTTAATGAATGGGACGGTGCAGACTATCCTAGTTTTTATGAAAAGCATCACGATCTAATTCCTAACAGGCCATACATAACGGTAGATGAGGTTATGCCTGAACTTCGCATATGGTGGGAACAATTTACATCACAGTTTAAAAACTGGATTGTAGTTTGGAATCAAATTAAACAGTTACAGTTTGAATATAAGCTGATCGATTATAATGCTAATTGGGACTTGTCGTGGATTGACCCTAATCTAAACACTCTTATAAATTTAAGTGATTTATATAATCACATTCCTTACGTTCCGTTTACTCCGTTGAAATATAGAGTTGCAAGAGAGAATAAACTAATTGACGAAATAAACAAAATTAATCCAGATTTCTATTTGTGTTTAACTAGCAGAGTGGGCAATGCGTTTACTGATGTCGAAGAAATATATTTCGGAAAGGCTAGTGAATATCAATTGTGGGATATTAATAAATTCAATGTTCCGTTATGGCACGCCGATGAATGGAATAGTTATTGTCCTATTACAAAGGAAGTAAAAATACTAAAATGAAAAGAGCATACACATGAAAGAGATTGATTTAAAATTTAATTTTAATAAACTTAAAGACTATGTACTAGAGGTTCAAACTGTTTATAAAAATCAGATGTGGACAGTAGGAAATCCAAACCGGTCCCTGTACACCGAACAAGAAATGTTAAAAATCAATCAAGACATTGATTCTCTTTGTCAAGAAGGACACACGCTTGAAGGACTAAAAAAGATTCACGGTTGGGTATTGTATGGACCGTTGGTCGACAGTACGGATATAGGACCTCCTTATAATTCAATTCGACCTAGAGATAAGTTATTACTGCAACATACACAATTGTCTTATGGTGAAGGCAAAAACTTAATATCAAAAATTCCAGGACTTAAAAGAGCATTACTGGCAAAGTTTGATCCTGGTGCTGTTTTACCGTTGCATTCAGACAACGATAACGAAGCAAAAATACATATTCCTATTACATCAAACGACCGTTGTGAGTTTATTCTTGATGATATATCATACAAGTTACTACCGGGAAAAGCATACTATGTGGATACTACAATACCGCATACAGTTTTTAACTACGGCGACACAGAACGAACTCATCTAGTAATACACTTTGATAAACAATATACAGAGCAAGTATTGGAAGGCACATGAAAGAATTTTTTCAAACAGATGCAAAGTATCTAAAGCTAGACATACCTATTCCATCTATAGAAATGTACTTCGAAGCAGAAAATCTTATTGATAGATTTACAGCACATCGCCCTAGTGAACAATTACATCAAGGTTGGAAAAGTCTTACCTTATACGGACTAGATAACAATCGTCACGAAAACTGGAATGTCTATGGTTACAGTTCGGCCGCGCATGCCGCAAAAGATTTTGTTTGGTCTGAAGAAAGCAAAGCGTGTCCAATAATTACTAATTGGTTACAGAACGTTTTTCCTTGTAATCGATACGGCAGAGTTAGACTGATGCTATTAGAGCCCGGTGGCTATATCGGATTTCACAGTGACTCGAAAATGAGCGTAGCTGAAAATATAAACATTGCAATTACTAATCCTCCTGACTGCAAATGGTTATGGAAAGATGGAACTGAATTAGAAATGCAAGAAGGCGGCGTGTATGCAATGAATCTAAGTTACGAGCATAGTGTAGTAAATCGTAGTAACGAACCTCGACTACATATGATTGTTGCAAGACACGATAGTACCGAAGAATGGAAACAATTAATAAAGCAGTCTGCCGATGCTAGTAATCAGGACGGCGAATTTATATTGCTAGACGCTGTTCCTTAAATGTTAGTATAGTCCAGATCGTTAAAATCCATTACTGCTCTATGAAGTAATCTATTTTTCATATCAGGAAAAGGCCATCTTTTGTGTATACCTAAACTCTGTTCAGATATAATCAAATCACCATCTCGCCAATCATGATGATACATATACTTTTCTTGAGTAGTATGCTCTACTAACGGTTGCTTAAATTCGTCACTTTCTTCTTTAGACATACCAACAAAACGACTTATCTGCAGAAACGGAAAGAATAATCCGGTTTGTCCTGCTAGGTTAGTATGTACAATGTTTGGTGTAAAATGTTCTTGTCCTTCTTCACCGTCTGTCCAATGACACATTTTAGCTTTTACATTTTGAATTTTTTGTTTAGTATCTTCATCAAGATCTCTATATGATAGTACGTTATTATTCCAAGTTGTTCGACTTCCGTGCGAGCCTTCAACAGCATAGAGCCATGTGACTTGCCTGCGGTCGGCATGTGTTGCATCGTTGCAATGCCATTGTAGTTCTTCTTCCATTCCTGCAAAGCCCGGATTGCCGTACGCATCTAGTGCGGCAGTTACTCTAATAATATAATCTTTTGAGTGAGGAACTATACATCCTCTGTATCCTGCTTTATCAGGATGAGACAGTACTTCGCTATTAAATGCAAATGGATCTTTAAACATATCAAGTACACGTACTTCGTCATCTAATTCTAGTAATTGATTTCGAATTACTACGCAAGTGTACTTTGCAATTAGTTTGCAGATATCGTCAATGTCTTGTTGCCGAGCATCCCTTAGATCTAAATTTTCTATTATTACGGTCCAGCCGTTTTCATGTAGTTTATAATCAATCATTGTTCTGTCCTGTGTTCTTGGTTAACGTAATCAAATAATGCACGGTGTATTCTGCGACTTTCTATAAATTCGCATCTGTCTCTTTTGTGCAGTCCTGACCACTGATCTGAAATTACAATATCTCCGGTGTCCCATTCGTGTACATACAAGTAAGACGGATCAGTAATATACTTCTTAACTTCTAATATAATTTCTTTAGATTCTTCACGAGTCATACCTTCAAAATGATGTATTTGATTGAAGGGAAAATACATGTACTTGTTTCCAGTTTGATTCATTCTTACAACTTTTGCTTTGTAGTCATTAACAATTTCTCCAGGAGGCCAATACGTACCGTCTGGATCTTGTTTAAAGGTATCTACATCAAAGTCTTGACTCTTCATTAACACTGCATATAGTGATTCTAATTCTTTTTTTATGCTGTTTGGCATTCGTTGATATGCTAGTATATTATTTGCATATGTAGTAGTGCTTCCTATAACGTTGCGAACTCCATGCAACCATATTAGAGATGGTTTATGTTTTAACTGCCAATGAAAGTCGTGGTGCCAATCCATTTGTCCTACATGATCAGCAATTCCTCCGTTCCCGCCTACTTTAAGTAGCAGTCCATTGGTGTCTGGAATTACGTACTCATTATCGTTTTCATATAATGCAGTGGGGCTATTAAACATCTTAATAACACGAAGTTGAGCTGGAACATCTATATTTTGTTTTTTTATAACAATTGTAGTATGTTTGTATATTAAATTGCTAATCAATTCAATATCATCATCAGTCGAATTGTTGAGATCAAATTTCTCAACAATAGGAGTCCAACCGTTATTATGAAGTCTATACTCCATCAGTATAATCTTGCTCCGGAAAATCAAATACTGCTCTATGCAACAGACGATTCTTAATGTTTGCAAATTTCCAACGCTTGTGAATTCCTAACCATTGTTCGCTTAGGACCAAGTCGCCGTCTTGCCAATCATGGTGATAGCAATATTTTTCTTGAGTAGTGTATTCTGCTAACTCGTTTATAATAGGCTGACTTTCTTCAGCTGTCATTCCTTCGAATCTATCAATTTGTAAAAAAGGAAAAAACAGTCCTGTTTGACCTGCATTATTTGTATGTACAATGCAAGGTGTATAATCTTCTTTAACGTAACCTTTGTCTTGATCATCTCGATCGGAATCGTTTTGATCCAGTCCACCTTTCATATAGGCATGCAACCCTTTACAAAATTCTTTCTTGCTTTCATCCATATCTTGATATGAATATACATTATTATTCCAACTAGTTCTCGAACCTTCAGTACCATATACTCCGTACAACCAAACGATTGGACGTCTGTCTTTTCGGTACGGATGATTACAGTGCCATACCATCTCGTCTTCGAACCCTGCAATCCCTTCAACACCGTGTTCGTTCAATGCTCCAGTAACTCGAGTTATCTTTCCGTCAGTTCCGGGAACATGATAGTGCATATAATTAGGATCTGATTCTTCGTAAAATTCTTCAGGGTCTTTAAACAAATGTATTAGTCGCATTTCGTCTTCTAGTTCTAACATTTGATGTCTTAGAACTACACAGGTATGTTTTGAAATTAACTTAGCAAGAAAATTGATATGTTCTTGAGTTGCATCACGTAAATCAAAGTTTTCGATAATGACAGTCCATCCGTTATTGTGTAATTTATAATCTATCATAATCCTAGTATTTCCTTTTTGCGTTTCATATAGAAGTTTTTAATGATACAGTACATAATATCTTCATACTGATATTTATTATATGTTTTTAGTCAAAAGAAAAGGTCTGGCAATAAAGCGAGACCTTTTCATGTAAGTTAAATTAGTTTAAGTTTGCCCAACCGCCAGTTGTACCATCAGTATTGCCTTGGAACTTAGGATTACCTGCACCGTCTCCGTCTGTAACAAATACCATCATTCCTGCTTCAGGGGACGGTATTGCCGCATCACGTGCAGATGCGTCTGCGTAAATACCAGTTTTAACTGCTCCTGGTACTTTTAAATGACTTCCTGTAAACGAGTATACATATGAACTGGAATTATTGTCTCCAATTGCAATCTGTAGTGTCGATGCTGGAGCACTGTCTGTTAGTGTTGCTCCAGCATCCCACGTTGTAAGTAATACAGGTCCAGGCAAATAGTCTCCAGAATAGTAACCACCAAACTTAAAGTTTGCAATTTTATCACCTGCTACTGTATCAACAGGGTTTGCAAGAGTTCCTCGTTGCGATTGGACAGATACATCTGGAGGATTAGAACCGTCAGTAATTAGATTGAATCTATATGCATCCTGTACTTCGGATGATAAGTTAACAGTACTAGAACCTATAATTGAATTTGCATTAATTTCGATGTCTGTATTGTCAAAGTCTGTAGCGTACACTCTACTAGCAACTCCGTCGACTAGAATCGCAGAATTGTCGCCAAACACACTGCCTGTTAGATCGCCTACAAACACACCAGATACTGTGTTTGTTTCTGTGTTAATAATCACAGTACTGTCAGAACCAATAATATCAATTTGCTGTTGACCGCCTGCGCCACCAGCACCAATTGGTGCACCGTCGATTGTTGATCCTAATGGTAAGTTAACACCTACCCCATTAGTTCCGATTCCACTGTTACCAATCCACACTGTGTCTGACAAATAAATTTCTTTAAACTTATTTGCAACGCTACCAATTTCGGCCGTACCATTGTTGATAGGTACAATATGATTTTGCACTTTTCCGTCTAAGTTAAACGTTCCAGTTACGCTGTCAATCATTAAGGAGCTGTCGTCTGCAAAAATACTACCTTTGTAATCACCGGTAACATTGCCATCAACAGTTAAATTGCCAGTAATGTTGACGTTTCCTGAACCAATAATATTGTTACCGTTTAAATCTAGGTCTTGTAGCATTGCGCCGTAACTAACTGTTGCTGAAATTGTATCAGCAACATCGTCGTATACAAAAGAAACACCTGAATGTGTTCCGCTAGTAAGTGCATTACCAGCCGCGTCTCGTGCATTCTCGTCTGTGTACCCTGTTATGGGCGATAAGTCTCTAAGTAATGTTGCGCCATCACCGACGTACATGCGCTGTTCGTCAGTAATCCATACAAGCTCACCGTCCTGTGGCGCTGTAGCTAGAACTTGACGTTCCGCTTCTGTTCCTCGTCTAATTTGCAAAGGCATTTATGTCTCCTGGCAATAATTCATTCTATGCAAGTATTTATCCAGACTAACCATTATTTGTATTCTATATCGGCTGCCAATATAAATCGATAGTCATTACTTTGCGGGATGCCAGGACGGTGATATAGACTACCTGGATACACTAACCAATGAAAATCAGAGGGCGGAACAAAGAATTTATTACCGCTTTCCGGGCCGTTAGGCGCAAACTCTGTGCCGCACAGCTTTCGATCTTCTACATCCTCTGGTATTTTTAAGTAGAATATACCACTCATTATTTTGCCGTCTGGAGTTTTAGGATTCCAATGATGATGCCATAAGCCTGATCGTTCTTCGGCATCTTGTTTACGTGTCATAAAACTCCACGCTTGCATATTACTTACTTGTGCTTCTCTGCCTAGTGACAGAAATACACTGGTAATAAAACTCATCCTAAACTTTAACCAACACTGTTCTTGTCTAGCAAACAAGTTTTCTTTTGTTTGATACTTAGGACTATTTTCCCAATAGTTGCCTGAGTCGATTACATTCTCAATAATCGTGATTGCTTCATCAACATCACTCTGACTAATAATACTATTCCAATCAAACTTTTTAAAGAGGTCTGATTGTTCTACAATCGTATTAGTCATCTTGTTGTTCCTTGGGCATTAATCTTACATCCCACGCCAAGATAGTTCTAGTTCCGTATCCTTTCCATGGATAAACAGTATGACTAACATAACTAGGAAAAACAATCATCTTCATTGGCTCCGGTTTAAAGCGCCACTGATCCGTAAAAATTAAATGTGCAGGATTTCGTATTACTGGAAGTCTAAACTCAATATTAGCATCGCTGGGTTTTGAATCAGGATCTAGATCTGGGACATCAATATAGATGTTGCCGCTAATATGTGCTTCGTGATTGTGAAGAGCTTGATAATCTCCACTGTTTTGCTTAATTGTCCATGCACTAACTAATACTGGATCATATCCTTCAAGCTCATCTTTACCACTGACTTTGAGTATGTTGCCAATATACTCTCGACACCGTGCTTCAATAAATGTTTTAAGCACCGATGTATCTAATCCAAATTCATTAGGAACAAGTTGTACTTGCTGACCGCCTCGAATACTAATATTGGGATTTCCAGCATCATTATGTTCTTCATGTTCGTGAGCAAGCCTTGCATTCATTTGCAGTTCTGTAAAGACATCTGAAGGAACATCGTCAACAGCCATCACTGTCGGATTAAAGTAAGCAAATTTCATTTCATTCATCCCATTTTATTTTTTTATACTTAGGTTTCTTTTTAATCTTGTTATCGATTACTTTTGGACGGTAGGGACCATCAAGATCCCTTACCGTTTTAGCAACCCAATTACGTTGTTTCGGAGCCTGAGGGCGCCTTGTTTTCTTTGACATTAGACAATCCTCAGTTCCTCAATGTTAATCGGAGTGTAGTTGATTTGCTCAACACTCACACATCTGTGATTAGCTGTAGGGCTTGCGTTCTGGTGAATGTGTCCGTGTACGTTTGTCATAGGTCCGTCACCCCATCTGTGACTCTCGCCTAATGTACTGTTGTGTACAGGAACGTGAGTCAGCAACAATCCAAACTCTGGAAACATTCTCCACAAGTCAATCTTGCCCCACCAACCAC